CTTTGCCTGCCGACGATAGGGGAATAAAGATAAGAAAAGAAAAGACTTAACCATACATCTCCAATGACTTATACCAATCACGTTCCAAATCGACGTAGTCCAAGCCCAACGGCTTCACTCCCTCTGCAATAAGCGCAATATTGATCTTCTTCTTCAACTCGCAGAAAACATCGCGCCCGTGGTGGACTGCTTCACGCAGTGCAGCATCCGCCACTACTCTGACCATCTCATGGTCACTTTCGGATTTTCTCACCCAGTTCAACTCCTCCTGAACTACTTCGAACTCCAATGGTGCTCTTTGACAACCTGACACTGGATCGCGCACCCATCTCCTTTTTAAAAAGGAAACATCTTCCAGTGTCCTCAGCGGACTAATTTCTTCTCCCTTCGTTTCCGCTGTAAAAGGGATGTTATATTGGCTCAAGGCATACTGATATGTCTCAAAATTCAGAACTGGAGCAATCCGATCTCCAACTGACATGGCCAGATCATCTCCATAAGTGCTAAGTTCGCTTTGTTCAAACATATCACTCAGGACTATGTTCTGGTCACGTGTGTCCCAGTTCTCCTGTGTCTCTACCAACTGCCACTCCTGGTCTTCCAACTCCAAAAGATCGCAGAACATACAACCAACATACTGCTCATTGACAAATCCATCAATGTCACTTGTGGCTGGGACTCCCGAAGGAATACCCTGCCCCACTAACACTAGTGTATTGCCAACAACATTCACACGGTGATATAACTCATCAATCAACACCATCCGTATCTGCGCATTCTCAGGTCCATCATCATACCAATCATTTGCCATTACTGCAAACTGTCGAATCAATTCTCCAGTCACTGTTCTGTCAAACTTGCTATAATCTCCTGCAAAACACTTCTCTCCGACCTTCTTATGAGCTCTCCACAGCTCCGTCCAATCTGGGCCCAATGGGTTTATCCCAACCTTGCTTGACAAGCGAGATTGTTGTGTTCTCATCGCCCAAACCATACTACCGAAGTACTGGCGGAATGCTATGTTAAAATCCAGGGGACCAATGGAAAAGGTTCGACTGTTTCCAATCTCAATCTTCTTCTTTGGCAACCTTTCATCTTTCAACATGTCATACCATACTGAAACTACTCTCCGTCCACATCTTGCTTCCTCCACTCGATGCTCGATCGCAGTCCTAAGTTCTTGTTTAGCGATCCAAACTGGCTCTCCTCTATCACCAATAGTCTCGT